GCCGACGCGCCCGCGCCGGCCACGCCCCGAACGGCGCCGCCCGCGTTGATGCCGGTGGCCGCGCGCTGCATGCGGGTCGCGCCCGCCTTCAGCTTCTGCTCGGCGACGGCAATCCCGCGGTCCATGCCCGTCGGATCGACGGTCACGGGGATGTTGACTGGTGCGATCTTAGCCACGCGCGACCTCTCCAATTGCATCGCGCGCGGAGCGCGAGATATAGAACGGAATCGCGGAAAGGAACTTCGCGCCGGCGCGGCCGAGGAACCGCGTGGCGTACACGCGGCGTGTGCCGTTGATCCTGCGCAGACCCTTGCGCCACTGGTTCTTCCGACGGGCGAAGGCCAGGATGGCGCGCATCCTGGACGCCGGCTGCCCTCGGTAATTCCCCTGCCGCTTCGGACCGAGATCGAGGAACGCGCCCGGGTACTTGTCGATGCGCCGCTTGAGCTCCGCGCGCTCCTTGCGCGTCATGCCAAGTCCCCAGGTGCGAACGGTCGGGCGCCCCTTCGGCCACGGCGACCATCCTGCCTCGTAGAAGTGCGCGCGCCAGCCCGGGAAGAACTCGCCGTAGCGGCCGACGACTTCCTTGCCGGGCGACCGCGCGCCCTCCTTGATGCCGACGCCAAGCCAGATTCGCTTCAGCCTCTTGGCGCTCGCGCCCTTGGGGTAGGTCTTGACCTTCTGGATCGCCGCGCGCGGCGTATTGATCGCCTTCCACGACACGTTGCGCTTGACCTGCTTAACGACCTTGCGGCCCCAATCGCGCAGACCGCTCTTGATGATCTTCGTCCGCGTCTTGACGTTGATCATGTCAAGCTCGCGTATGACGCGGTTGATCGATCGCAGGTCAATCCCGATGCGCACCGCTCGGGTGCCGCGATTGGTTCTGGTGATGAAGGCGCTCACGGATGCCGCTCCAATCGGGAATGTCGAGCAGGACGTTCATCAGCGCCGCGGGAACCTGCGACAGGTCGCTCGACTTAATCATCGGAAAGGCCGCGCGGACGAGCACGCGCGCGGCCTCGTCTAGTCCCGGCCTTCCTCGTAGAGCTTCTGGATGCCCGCCGACGCCGCGGCGACGGCGAGCGCGTCCGACCGCAGCACCTCGTCGAGCGATGCGAACATCGGGCCGCCGCTGTCGAGCGCGTGCCGATACACGAGCCACGCCGCGAAGGTGTCCGGCGCCGCCTTCGACTGCTGAATCGCCTCGACCATGTCGAGCGCGGACGGACGGCGCACGGCGATCGTCACGCCGCCAGGCAGCGTGATCTCTGCGTTCCGAAGGGTGAATGCGTCGGAGATCATACGAAGGTGACCGCCCCGGTGAACTGGAAGGAGATCGACGCGCGAACCACGTCGTTCGCGGCCGCGGTCACGCTGTAGCCCGTGACGAACGCGGAACCGCTGATCGTGTCCGTCGTGGTCACGAGCGTCAGCGTGGTCGTAGCGGCGGCCGCCGCGGTGCTGATCGCCGTTTCAAACGCCGTCGAGTCGGCCTCGAGGTAGAACATCTCGACCTGCGCGGTCGCGTTCTGGTAGCCGGCGATGAACTTCGCGTCGGCGTTGCCGATCTCGGAAACCTCGAACGGCGTGCGGTTGAGGGAAAGCGTCACGCTACCGACGGCGTTTATGGTCGAGCCGCCGTAGGAGAAGCTGCAGAGTGCTGATGATTGCGGCATGACTTACTCCGTGTAGTAGAACTGTGCGGTGGCGACGGCGACCGCCGGGCCCTGCTCGTCGCCGAGCTCCGCGGCGCGCTCCTCGGCGACGCGGTTCTCCCAGATGATCGCCGAGAAGTTGACGCCCTGGTGCGTGCCGGGTGCGACCTTGTTGCGGATCTCGTCGGCGATGTCGAGGGCGTCCGCGACCTCGAGGGCGATCGCGCGGAACTCGACCGACGCGACGCGGTCGGGCGCGCTGCCGATCCCGACCGTCTCGATCGCGGTCACGTTGAAGACGATCGCCGGCAGCGCGTCCGCCTGCAAGCGGTAGCCGAAGGTAATGCGATCATCCGGGACCGTAAGGTTCGGTCCGGTCGTGAGCATGTGGCGGATCCCCTCCTCGACCTCGTGAGCCGGCATCAGGTCACCTCCACGCAGGAAATGACCGCGACGCGGTCCATTTCGTAAGTGTTGGTGATGCCCGTGATGCGGAGGGTCTTGCCGCGCACTTCGAGCCGCGATGCGGTCGTGATCTGGCAGCGCGCGATCTCGGGCCAGCGGCACCGCACCTGCCACTGCGAGACTTCCGTCGTGCCTTCGGCCCAGATTTGCTCGTTGCTCGAGAGGTTGGTCAGCTCGACGCGCACATCGAGGTTGCCGGCGAACAGCGAGTCCCGAAGGCCGAGATTGTCCTTCACGCCGGACGGCTGCAGCACGGTCGCGACGTACTTGAGTCGGCCGGCGGAGATCATGAGAACGGCGCCTTCAGTCGGAGGTGCTCGAGGAGGAACTGCGCGCCGAGCGGCACCGGCGTCAGCGTCGTCGGCGCGTTCGCCTCGGGGTTGTTGTACCAGGCGCCCACGATCGAGATCACCGCCTGGACGACCTCGTTCGGTTCGGTCGCGTAGCCGGCGGTGTAGCCCACGGTCGCGAGCGTGCCCGCCTTCATCTCGGGCGGTTCGTCGAGGAAGCGAAGAATGGCCACCGCGCCGCTCGTGTCGAGGTAGTAGTCGGTGCCTGCGGTGAGCACGCTCGAGACGCCCGCCGCGTTCGTGTAGCTGATCACCGTGAGCGCGGTCACCGGCTGCACGGCGAACACCGTGTCCTGCCAGTCCCGAAGGATCATCGTGCGCACGGCGCTCGAGAGCGCGAAGCCGCAGTAGTTCTCCACCCACGCGACCGCCGCGTCGCGGAGCCGGTCGAGCTCGGCGTCGTCGGCGCTGTAGTCGATGCGCAGCGCGGCCTTGATGGTGGCGGTGAGGATCGCCATAAACGGCCCGACGCGCTTTCGCGCGCCAGGCCGAAGGGAGAAGAGGATCAGTAGAAGATGGCGCTGAACGCCTCGGGCAGCATGATGTGGCTATCCGTGCGGGTGTAGACGTAGAGCGTCGACTGGTGCGTCGCCGCCGCCGAGTAGGGATCCACCATCGAGGTGATGCCGGTGCGGTCGAAGATCTCGAAGTAGTTGAAGTCGCCGCAGATGACCCACTTCGTGTTCGCGGTCGTGCCCGTCGTGAGCATGTACTGCGACACCGAGTACGGCGCGCCGTAGATCGTGCCGGGGAGGCCGACGGTCATCTGGCCCGAGCCGGCGTTGGTCGGGCTGAAGATGTAGTCGTTGTTGTTGGTCTTCAGCTTGCGGATGACCTTGAGCGCGGTGTCGCTGAGGAGCCAGCGGAACCGCGGCGAGTTGCGGTACTGAACCGGGCACGCGTGGTAGCAGTCGATCACCTCGTCGGCGTCGATCGTGGTGATGGCGGCCGACGCGTCGACGCCCTGGAGCACCTGCGCGGTCGCCGCGACGCCCTGCGGCTGGCTGCTGCCGGTGCCGATCGTGTACGCCTCCTCCTGCTTCAAGGCGATCGAGAGGCCGCACTTGTCCGCGACGTACTGGAGACCCGAGCCGATGCCGCCCTGACCGATCGCGTCCTCGATGTACTCCTGCGACATCGTGACCGCGGTGACGTACTTGTAGGGAACGACCGAGATCGCGGTCGAGAACGTGGGATCCGCGGGCGTGATCGTGCCAGCTTCGGCGACGAGCGCGGTCGTCGGGAGCGCGTTCTGCACGGGAATCGTGCGCTTCGAGTCGATCGTCGACACCGGGCAGATCTGCCGCATGACGTTCGCCTGGAACATGCGGTCGACGATGCGCCGTTCCATGTCGGTCGGGATGCCGGCGTTGCCCGAGCCGAGCGACAGCGCGCGCATCTCGCCCGCGTCGGCGGTCGCGACGGCCTTGAGCCAGCGCGCGGCGTACTCCTCGGACGAGCGGTCGATGATCTTCGCCTCGGTCGGCTTCGCGCGGTAGGTCGGCTCTGCGAGCCGAGCCTCGAGCGCGGCGGCGCGGGCCTCGGCCGCGGCCTTGAGCGCGGCCATGTCCTGCATCCGCTGCTCGATCGCCGAGAGGTCGGCGTCCATGCGCGCGATCGTCTGCCGCTCCTCGCCGTTGCCGGCGAGGTCGATCATGCGGGCCTGCTTGTTGGTGCGCTCCTCGAACGCCTCGAGGGACTTCCGGTACTGGTGGGTGATGTTCTGGAGGTCGTGGATGTCAGACATGGCGGGTCCTTGCTCTGAAGAGATCCAGCCGCGCGCGGGCGGCATCAAGGGCAGCCGCGCGAACGCCGCGCAGGCTGGAACTGGTCTGGGGATAGGCGGCGTCCTGGACGATCGACACCTCGACGAGCCGGGCACGCTTCACCAGCCGCTCGGTGCGCGTGCGGTTCCAGCTGTCCTCCTCGACGTAGAAGCCGAACGACATCTCGCCGCTCAGGTCGCCGCGGCGGAGCAGCTCGCGGACGTCGCGCCCGAGCTGGGTGTCGGCCAGGTCGGCCTCGAACGCGAGGCCCGCGCGGTCGCTGCGCAGCTTGAGCGTGCCGCTCGTCGTGCGCGCGAGCGGCTGCGAGGCGTCGTGGTTGTAGTAGAGCTTCACGTCGCCGCGCACGCTCTCGCCGAACGCGCCGGGCGCGATGCGCTCGGTGAACGCGCGGCCGCCCTCGACGAGCTCGCGCGACTGCTCGTTGTAGACGGCCGCGTAGCCGGCGAGGGTCGCGCCCTCGACGCGCTGCTCGGAGAGCTCGAGGTTGCGCCTAGAAATCATTGGGGGTGCCCGCTTCCTGCGAGGTGTCCGACCCCGCGTTCGTGGTGCCGCCGCCGGTGCCCATGTTCTTCGCGACGATCGGCTCGTCGAGCCCCGCGAGCGGCGGGTAGTCGAGCACCGCGCGCGCCTCGTTCCGCGTGATCACGCCCGACTCGACGCCCGTTCGCAGCGCGGCGAACTGCTCCGCGAGGCTCGGCTTCACGAGCATGTCGGTATCGAACTCGAACGAATCCGCGGGACCCGCGAGCTTCGCGAGCGACTCGGCCCTGAACGCGGCGAACCAGTGCGCGAGGCACGCGTCGACGTACATGCGGCTCAGCCACTCCATCGAGCCGTACGCGTTCGTCGTCTCGCCGAGGTAGGAGACGGGCACGCCGTAGATGCGCGAGACATCGGCGATCGAGTACTGACGCGCGGCCGAGATGCCCGAGTCTTCGAGCGTCGACGAGATCCGCTCGACCTTCATGCCTTCGGCAAGGACGAGCGGCTTGCCCGCGTTCTCGGCGCCGCCGTGGTCCGAGGTGAACTTCTGCGCGATGGCCTCGCGCGCGCCGGCGGAGAGCGGCCCCGGGTGCACGATCGCGAGCTTGGGATTGCCCGCGTTCTTCATCACCTCGAGCTGCGCAGATTCCTGCGCGGCCATGATGGTCAGGCTCGTCTTGCACAGGCGGACCGGCGACTCGCCCCAGAGGCCGTCGAGCCCGATCGCGCGGAGGTGGAACATGTCCGCGAGCGGGACGTCGCCGTACTGGCGCGTGCGGTAGTAGGGCTCGGGCCCGGTCACGTCGAGCGACACCGACTCGATGTCGAGCGGCATGAGCTCGAGGAGCTCGCCGCCGCGCGTCCTGTTGATGAGCGCGAACGCGTTGCCGAACAGACACGCCTGCAGCATCATCGCGCGGCGGAACTCGTAGCCGCTCATGTAGCGGTTCGGCTGCCTGAGCAGCGTCTCGAGCATCGTGCTCGAGGTCTCGATGCCGACGCGCGCCGTGTCCTGCGCGATGAGCGAGCACGCCCGGTACACCGGCGTGTAGTAGAGCGCGGTGAGCGGAGTCACCGACGGCATGCCGGCGCGATCCGTCGACGGGAGCATGATCCCGTACGTCGGATAGTGGCCGATCCAGCGCTGGAACAGTGCCCGCAGCATGCGCGGATAGTCGAGGGCACTAGCCGCGCCGTCCGCCTCTAAAGTAAGTCGGCGCGAAGATTTTCAGACATCCTCTTCATAGCAGCTCGAGCGCCGCCCGCCCCATACATGGACGGCGATGATCGCCGCCACGAGCGGGTCGATGATGCAGTTCGAGCGCGACTTCACCGGGCGGACGTTCCCGTTCATGTCCGCTTTCGCCTCGGCTTCGGCGCACGACCGCCGCAGGATGGGGTCGTCGCCGACCACCAGGCGCCCGCCGACCCACAGGTTCCCGAAGAGCTGGCACCCAGGGCCGAACGTCGCGATGCCCATCGAGTACGGCTGAAGGGGCACGCCCTCGGCGAGCAGCTCCTCCGCGAGCAGCTTCGAGCCCCACCGGTCGTAGCCGATCAAGCGGATGTCGTAGAAGTCGCGCAGCTCGAGGAGCCGTGCCTTGATCGACTGGTAGTCGATCTCCCGCCCTGGCGTAAGCGTCAGCTTGCCGTCGTTCGACCACTGGCGGATGGGCATCCGGTAATCGAGCTCCCGCTGCGCGACCTCGGCGCGCGGCCACCAGTAATGGCCCTCGAGCGCGACGCGCCCGTCGTCGAGCGGGACGGCCACGACGAGCGCGGACATGTCGAACGATTTCGACAGGTCGAGCCCGAGCCACGCCGGCCGCCCGCGGAGCGTGTCGCGGTCAAGCGCCTGCCCGCCTGGCCAGAGCGCCATGTCCAGCCACCCGCCCGTGTTCTCGTCGGCCCGCGCGCAGTGGTACCGGCTGAACTCGCTTCGCCCCGCCGGCGACCGCTTCATCGTGTTCCACGATCGGCGGAGCGACTTGGCGTCGGGTTGCCCGAACGGAAGCCCGGGATTCGCCTTGACCCACGCGCCCTCGTCCTCGAGCGCGTCGTTGGGGTCGATCCCGTACAGGATCGGCATGGTGGCATCGTCCTCGACCTCGCCCTGGAGGATCGCCTCGGAGGCCTTCACAAGCTCCGCGTAGTGGTTCTCGGGGTTCGAGCCAGGCGTCGAGATGATCACGCCGAGCGACTCGCGCCGCTTCGAGCCCGTCGTGAGGAGCTTGGTCAAGAACCTGCCCTTGAACTCGGCCGCCTCGTCGGCGATCCAGAGCGACGGGTTGAGGCCGTCGAGCGAGCGCTCGAGCGCCGGCAAAGCGGTCATCTCGCAGTCGGCCGACCCGCGGTTGATGCGGTTGAAACGCACCTGGAGGTCGGTTTGTGACAGGCGCATCGCCATCGTGCGCGCCGTGTCCAGGCAGATGCCCGC